ATCTACTGCAAAGCGCACTTGATTAGAGCTATTTGTAATATCGTTCATAGATAAACGATCCTCAATCGCTGAGATATAAGGCTGCAAAGAATAAGCAACAAACTCTTTACGACCATCTAAAATATTTTGGTAGGTCATTGAGTTATTCATATCGGCAGATATGTAATAAGCCGGTACGTTCATAGCGCGAGCAATTTCAGTCGCTAAGTATTGTGATGCCTCGTTATACATCATATCTCTAGGGCTAAAACCGATATTTTCTGCAGTGAGAGTAGAGGTTAAATATGCAGTACTGCGATTTCTACGCGCAGAGTTCCAGCCTGCGAGTATTCCCTGAATCTGTGTTTCGGGTAGGTCCGCCCCGTTATTTTTTAATATTGTGGTCGCCATTGGCGTAGCTGCAGATACCGCCGCTGCCTTTTGGATATCGTAAGCAGCTTTAATAGTAGTGCTAGCAGTTTGTAATACGCCTGGTAGCAAAGATTGGAAAGTGACAAGTGATCCGATACCGCCCATTGGTACAAGCTGACCATCTACGAAATAATCTTTGACCTCGGTACCATATTGGTTAGTAGTGTAAGTAACGCGGTTATTAGCGACCCACTCAAAGCCGGAAGGTCTCCCGTCATCGGCATACAAAGAAGTTACGCGCCAATATGCGACCGAATAAAACATTAAACTATCAACGGTTGCGCTGATCGTAACACTGCGAGGCTGGCGCTGATCGGGCTGCTCAAGCCAAACCGGAGAGCCTAACTTTTCGCCTGTAGATTTTTTATATAGTGCTAAGTCGATCGAGGAGATAACTCCAGCTACTAAATTACGGCAGCGAGCTACGCTAGCGACTTGTAGTGCAAAATTACGATCTATACCGATACCGTTATATCCATAAGCGCTATTAGTATTAAAAGATCCGTAGCCGTATGTAGTATCCATAACGGCCGGGGCATACTGAGCCTCTACGGTCTGCTTTTCAGCTGACTTAAAGCCTAGAGTTTGTAATAGTCCCATAGTCTCCATTTTCCCATATTGTCAAGCATTATTACGGCTTTGTGTCGCGTGTCTAAACGTATACTTTAGCCTCACCTAAAGGCTGCGTGAGTACGTGAACTACAAAGCTAAGTCCGATCGCAATATCTACGGGCCCGGCTGATTTACGCCGGATAATTCTCCAGCTCGCATCGCTCTCTTTTGCAGCGCAGTTAGCCATAGAGGTCACTAGCTCATCTTGGCCAGAGTGGACCAGTCGCTTATTAGCTAGAGCCTCGTAAAGATCGCCGGAGGCTTGGTAACCCTTTTGTCCAGAGATATCCATAATTTGTATACCGTTTACCTCAAGGCGCTTAGCGATCGAGGCCGTGGTGTATTTGTCATAAGCTACGGCTCTCGGGTAATAGATCTTGGCCCACTTGGCTATAGCGTTTGCTACAAAGAGCTCATCTATAGATACGTCGGAGTGGAATATTTCGAGCACCGCTACGCCTATCCGACCATCGGGGAGTACTTGGCCCATAACTAGCGATCCATCGCGGCGGCTCGGTGCCACGTCAAAGGCAAAGATAGTAAGCGGTCCGGGTACAAGCTTGAGGTCTTTATCGCCTGCCTCCTCAACTGACATATGGGGCCACGGTGAGGCGGTGCTACTGACCCATTGACAAAGCATTTCCGTTTTCGTGGTCTCGATCGGTTGAGTAGCGACGGCTTCCTCCAGCGACTCCATAGTTACCATATAGCCGAGCGCCGGGTTAGCCTGAGCCCACGCCTTACGGTCGGTAATCTTGGCAAAAGGCGGCGCCGAGTACTCGTAATAACCAAACGATCGAGGCGGCGTACTTCTAGCTCGCTCTACAAGATCGTTAAGAACTGTACTGAAACTATCGCCGGCGTTGCTAGTTAAAAGTGTCTGAGCATTAGGCTTAGCTCGAGTAGTAGGGGTAGCGGCTCTAAAGCCCTCCTCCGATATCTCGCGGATCTCATCAACGTATAACATACTGGCTGACCTACCGCGGCTGCCGTCGCGAGTGGCCGCTACTACATCTAGCCGGTGCCCGTTTTTAAGCTCGATCGACTCGGTACCGTTTGCGTACCGTATTTGTTTGACTTGACGGCTGAGATCGGCCGAGCCCTCGATTGCGTAGGCCACTTGCCTGAAGGTATCCAGAGCCATAGACCGGTTCGAGCTCATAATCAACACGTTAGGGCTATCGAATAAAAACATATGGCCGAGCATCATCATACGAGCAAGGTGCGTTTTACCTTGTTGACGGGCACATAGTACGAGACTGGTCTTGCGGATAAACATATTATTCTCATCTACGGTAGTCATATCCGAAATTACAAACTTTTGCCAGGGTAAAAGCGGTAGGCCGATCGAATCTGCTAGCTGAGAAATCTCCTCGCCCTTGTTAGGGCCCTCGAGGTAGGGACTATGTAAGCGAGGCTCAGTAGCCCCATATACGGGCGTTATCGTCTTGGTCATATCCTGGTTAATCCTGCTCAGTCTGGCCCACGCAGGGACCGTTAGGGACCGTACTGGTCGTGATCGGGGAGGTATAGGACGGAAAGGCCGGGGGGGTAGAAACGCGTGCTAAAAAAACGCCCTGTGAGCGTGATCCCTTAGCGCTATTGCATCGTTTGCAGCACGCTATTAGGTTCTCAGGATTGACCGGATCGCCCCCGTTTTTGATACTAACTATGTGATCCACGGTATTAGCATCTTGTCCACAGTAATAACACACGTAACCATCTCGAGCTAGGACTACAAGCCTCACCTTTTTGTAGTCTTTGCTTACTCTCGGATCTTGTCTACCTCTAACCATTAGTAATGACCAGTCTTTTTATGATGAGTAAGAGCTTTACAAGGAGTCATATAGCGATGAGCTATGTACTTAAGTCCTAGATCTATCTGTATATATGGATCCTTAGCTTTAAGCTTAAGCAGCTGAGGTATCCCGTATGCAGTGCTCTTAGGGTTATCTGCTCGAGGGTTCCAGTTACTCTCTTTATTCCAGAGCAGCTCTACGCATCTATATTGCTTAGCATCTTTAAGCTTCATATGAGCATATAGCTTGTAGTTATTAACATCTCTTGCAGTACTTACCGCTATCGCTTGAGGGCTATTTACTAATAGCAATAGGCCGCCCACTAACGCTATACATCGCCTGCGAGCTATCCGCCTCAGCGGCTCGCCTGCGAGTGTAGAGCGTAATCGTGTGTCAAGTACATAGTCAAATATGTGGATAACTTGAGCGTATGCCCTGCGTGTCCTCCACAGTTTATCCCTGCCTGTGGATAACTCCTGTGGATAACTATTACTCATAGCGATACCCCATAATCGAGCTTATAAGCTAAATCTGCTATGGCTTGAGATACCGCGCCTGAGCCATTAAATATATCTATGACCTCATCGCCAGCTTGGTAGCCCATAGCATCTAATACCCACTCGGTCCACGCAGCCGGTTTAGCTCCGATAAAGCCATTCTGAGGCGGATTAACTACAAGGTTATCTTTCATAGATTTACCTTTACCGTGTCCTCGTCGCTCTTTTGGCACCTTCACGATAACCGGCTCCCACGTCGTAGCGATCCGATTACCGCTCGGTACGGCTATAGGTTTTACCCACGCCATTACTCGAATACCGTTACGAGAATCGGTTTCGATAACGCTCAAATAGGTGCTCAAACTATGTACGGTTAAGGCTATAGCGTAACCGTCGTAATTCTTTTCCAGCTCGGCGACCATATCTATATGAGTCTGTGGCAAATCCCATAAATACGCCTCGGGGTGCTCGTCGGCTTTACCAGCTCCATAACCCTCACCGCAGCCCTCTTTACCATACCATCGAGCAGCTCGACCTAAATAAGGCGGATCAGCTATCGCTAACTTCATTGGTGACCCCAGCCCGTACCCTTAAAGCTGACACCGGGCACGCTATAGATCTGCCTTATTGTAAGGCTGCAACATATAGGCGCTACGTTCTCACCTATTGGCGCAGTGGTCTCATATCGAATATTGCAGCTGATACATTCATATTCATACGTCGGCATCGCTAGGCTCCCCGACCATACACACACCTATTACCCCACACTTTGTACACTGCAGGGTTTTTATGTACGGCGGCAGATTATCCGTAATGATGCGCTCGATCTGGTCTGTGACTTTTTTACAAGCTCTGCACTCGTATTTGTATGTAGTCATTTTCGGCAGTCCTCGCATAACCATAGAATTACGGTGCCGGATATGTCTATCACCTTAAAGCCAAAATCGCCTGACTTAAGCTCTTGGCATCCATCGCATCGCTGAGCTGGTGCGCTACTGATATCGCCGTTATCGTAAATCTTTGTAGCGATCCCATTTTTAATAAACGTCATCTCTCCCATTATAAAGCTACCGCCTCTTTTATATTTAAGAGCGCTATCTCTTTATCTACCGCTGGCCCCTTGTCTACGGTGCTCGACGGTAAGCGCTTGATTTTCCAATTAACCTTTATTTTGCGTAGGTTAAACGCGTATATGCCCTCAGGCGTTGAGTTGATGTAAAACGGCGTAAACCCGAGGGCCTCAGCCTGTTGCATTAGTGACTCGTATTTATCCTTCTCGAGTATGAGATCGTCATAATGAATATGCCGGCATTTAAGCTCGATTACAAGCCTATAGCCGTTACTCGTTGCATCTATATACTCGTAAGTGTGCTCGGACTTGACCAGATCCTCGAGGTATGTCTCTTTAATATAGTCAAATAACCGCTGCTCGGTCATTCTTGGTTTTTCCATTTTCCGTCACTGCCCACTACTTGCCAGATCGGGTCGCACTGCGTGTTTTTGTTATTCTGTGTGCATCTCCACGCGGCCCAGTCTTTGCCGGTCTTAGCGCTAGTGCCTTGAGCCCACACTCTCGTACCGTGTACGCATCGAGGAGGCTCACCCGGTAACTCACCGCCTAGCCCTTGTTGGATCTCAGCGATAGCCGTAGCCATAGTAGGTATGCCCTCATTAGCTGCGTGAGTAGCCCACGGATCAGGCTCAGTATGAGCAGTCTCTACCTTTTGCATATCTTGTACGGTAGGTCTACCAAAATCGCTAGGCGTTAAAAGGCCGATAACTCTACCGTAGGCGCTAGTTATGCAGTCCTCGATAAACCATTTACGCATATTTTGAGGGAGTGTCGCTACGTTGCCATAGGCGTAATCGACTGCGCTAGGTACGGCATCCTCGTATTCACGATAAGCCTCAGCTCTTACAAGGATAGTCCCCTTATCTAGGTTTATGTCCTCGATAAAAGCGACTAAGCGCCCGGACGGAAACTCAAGCCTAAAGCGTTTAATCCTGCTATTAACGTCCTCGTAGTTATCTAAGAACCCCATTAGATTAGGCTCTTATCTTTGAGAGCTTGCACGATCGCCCGGCCACGTAAGTAACCCTCGCCGTGGCCCTGTCGGTAACCTAAGGTATAAGCAGCTTTGATAAACGCTGCCATAATTGCCGTTACTGCAAAGACTATTAAAAAGTCTGCACTGTTCATATATCGCCCTTTGTTAAGGCCGATGAGGCTACTACCCGAGTAGCCCTCTCGGCGTGTGTGGTATCAGTATGAGCCTACTATCTGACATTAGGCAACTATTTACGTAGGCGTGTCGGTTTTTATAGGCTCTTTAGGTTTAGATTTAAGCCCGTTACCGGCAAGTACGCCGCCTAGAGCACCCGTTAAGAATATGGCTAGAGTTTGTAAGAGCTGGATAAAGTCTCGATCGTTAGGAGCTTGAGCCCCTACGGGCTGAGTGACGAAAACTAGCGCGTAGACCGCACCGCCTGTAATTACAAAAAAGGTTAAAGCTAATACCGCACCTATAAGAAAGATTAAGCGAGCGTGGATATCCTCGGGGCTTAACCTTTTCTTTTCTCTACTCATTTCGCGTAATAAGGTCCTCAGTGCAGGTCCCCGTAACTTCGCACTGCGGCTTATTGCACTCAGGCTTTGTCCAGTTTTCGTATTCTTGGCACTCATACCTTACCCATCCTTGGTAACCGCACCCTGATAGGAGTAACGTCCCCAACATCGCCCCTATCAGGGCCCGGATCATTTAGAGCCTAGACCGTACTGCTTTTCGCTTGGCTGCATAGCTTTAAGTAGAGGACCGATTAAGCCTGCAATAAACGCATTAGCTAGTACTTTAGGATCTGTAATACCGGACATATAAAGCGCCGCGGCACTTGCTAGAGCTGCTCGAGCGTATGACTTACCGGCAGCGATTAACTGATCTTGCATAGTGTTACTCCCTAGTGCCCTTAGAGATTTGTATAATTATAACCCTAAACTCTCGATTAAGGCTTTAGCCTTGACGGGTGATATTTCTACCTCCCAGTGCATCTCATCGGCTCGGCTCTTAAAGTCGCCGCCCCACTTAAGGCCGTACTTTTTAGATAGCGCCCGGATCATCGGTACTTTTTCAGCCGGAAAGGTGCCCACCTTGCCGAGAGGATGTTTAGTCGCATTAAGGTCGATAGCCGTACCGGATGAGTGGCAGCTTAAACGGTCAGTAGATCCGCGCACCATCCTAAAAGCGTAGCCCCAGTCATCGTATGTACCCTGGTCGATCGGCTCGATTAGTGTATGAAACTCGGCAGCAAAAGCGGCCAAGAGTGGGCCCACACTCTCAGCGCACTTAAGTTTACGATCCGTACCCTTTACCGGGTAGGACTTTATTTTTATCTCGTCTGGATCCTTAGAGGCCGCGTAGCCGTTATAACTTTTTAGCATTACGAAAGTAATAACGCCGCTTCATCGGCAGTTATACCTAAGCGGTCAAGTAGTGCAGCCTTAGCGGCGGCCTTTTCAGCTTGCTTAATTTCCTCGGCTTTAGCTCTTGCTTCTGATTCTGCTATAGCATCGAGAATTTCTTTTAATTCATCGCCAGTAGCAACGTGTCGTTCGCCGTTAGTATTGACCCAATATGTTTGCTCTTTTGTCATTATTTTGCCAATCCGTAAATGTAGAAAGTGCCGTTAATTGTTGCAGCTGAGCCTGTCAAAATTCCAAAACCATTATAGGAAGTTGCCAGTGTATGCTGTCCTGCAAAAGATTGGATACTAATTGTGCTAATTCCCGATGGCCCTACCGAATAATAAGTCGTGGCAGTTGTTAAAAATGGACTGTATAAATCTACGGTAAAACTTGCAGCCGTTGTACTGACTGCAGGTAATTCATTAAAAGTTGCGCTTGTAGTTCTAGCGGCTAGTGCTGAGGTTCCTGTGGCATTTAGATATTGGTGATCGTAATTTGCGCCAGTTGCATTTGTGGTATCGGCTCTCATACGCATTTGTGGATTTAAGCCAGTTGAGGCAGTTCCCACAAAAATAATTTTATAGTTATCATAAGTTGAGGAAAATACAGGCGAAGCGTTAGATCCAAAATTTATCGCGGTAACTGATCCACCGGTACTTGTAGTTTGTATTAAAGTTAATCCGGATGATGCTACGGCTGGCGTTGCCCATTTTATGCCAGTTGCAGCGGTAGAGTCTGCAGTGAGTACTTGTCCATTTGTACCGACTGCTAAACGAGCCGGAGTATCTGCAGCGGTAGCACCGATAAGATCACCCTTAGCATCTACTATCGTATTTTGTATGGCATTTGAGTCATCCTGCGCTACCCAAACAAAATCCATATCGGTATTAGAATTTTTAGCTAGTACTTGGCCGCTTGTGCCGCCTTTAAGATCAAGTAGCGAGGCATCTATAGAGTCACCGAGAGCCTCAATAGCGGTAGCACCGTCTTTAACTAGGTCGGTCGAGGTAGGTACGGGCCATCCAAAATTAGGTGTAGTAGTTGCCATTAGGTTAAACCTCCGAAAGCATTTTGCCAGATAAGAGTAGCATTTACCCCGGTCCAAACTAGGTTAGACGGGCTAACTGTGTCCCACTGTGGCGCGACCAGTGAGAAATCGGTAGGGCTTAGAGTCAGGGTTAGATCAACATAACCCGGCGTAGCTTTAATAGCGTACCCCTCTACAAAGCCGTTAAAAGAGCCATTAAACATATTTATAGGTAAATCGTTAATTATTACTGGCTGACCAAAAAACGCGTTTATAAGCTCGTCGCGCTCGGCATCGGGTAGCTCCGAGTTATCGAGTCTAAACGTAATGCTTTGTAGCTGCTCTCGCGGGATAGCTCGCAGTCCCAGCTCTCGATTCATAAGGGTATTTACATCGGCTAGGTTATGGAGGTTAGTCGTAACGGCTCGCTGATAGCGGCCATAGTTAGCGATCGAGGTAGCATCTAGGGCCGTAGCTTGACTGGCGTAGTTATTGCCATAGTTAAATACTAAAGAGTTACGGATTTTGCCTATCTGTAGGATCGTCTTAACCGTAGAGGGAATAGCGTAGTTAGCCGATAAGGTCGTATAGCCGTAGGTAGATAGGTACTGTGTACGATGGTCAGTATCGGCGTAGCAAACTCGACCGGCCTTATCCTCGTATATCTGGCCTTGTGCGCTTTGTGCTATCTGAGCGCAGAGGTTATAGCTGCTCGCCGGTTCAGCTGATCGAGAGATCATCTCGTAGAGTCCAGGCTGATCTATCTCGCCTAGTCCTACGTTTTCTGCATTAGCCCACGTAGTCGTAGGGTCGTAGTCAAACCACTGTAGGGCAGGGGCTACCTCGAACCACGAGTTTATAAGCAGCTCGTTTAATATGTCGTAGATCTGGTTGCCGTCATAGTCTTTAGCTAGGGCATCAGGGAAAAGAGCTTTAGTTAGTTTAGCTAGAGATCCTACGGCCAATATATTACCGATTGTTATAAACCCGGTCTCCTCAGGCGAGCGCACCGAGATACCAAAATCGGATACCTCACCGCCAAATACGGGTACGTAAACCCCGGCACTATTTTTAAGCTCGAGGGTGAGGCTATCGGTTACGTCAATATCAAACGCTGAGTTATCGAGGTTTACGATCTCCATACGTGCGTAGCCTGCGTTGCACTGTAGGTCGATATCATCGCGGCCCGTAGCCATATTTACGCTTAACACGTTATCGTAAGTAGTAGTACCTACAATTATGCGCCAGTCGGGTAGCCAGCTGCTCATAGTACGTAATTACCAGCGCCTCGGTTTACCGACGTGCCTCTGTAGGTTGATTGGTTAAGTACATCCTCGACGGCTCTAGCGATAGCCTCAGGATCTCCTACACCAGCGTTAATAGTTACCTCTACGCTTTGACCCGGAAAGCCCATCGTAGGGTTATAACCGTAATTAGCTGAGGGCTGGTTAAGTGTAGGTATAGGTCCTACGAATCCGGGATTTACGCCAGCTATAACCCCAGCCGCTAAATCTTGTGCCCACTGAGGCGGTACGAAATTAGGTACTAAGCTACCGAGTTTATTACCGCCAAAATCTGAGCCCGTGCCAGTTCTATTTAGGGCATTGTTATAGTCCATAAGAGCTTTCATACGGGCCGCATCGGCGGTCGCTTGAGCCTTTGCCACTCGGTCGATCATAGAGAGCTCGGAGGACTCAAGTAGCAAGTTAGCGGTAGTAGCCGCGCTCGTAGTCTTACTAATAGAGGCTAGGCGTGCGATTTCTGTAAGTTGGATCTGTACGCGCTCGTTATAAGACTCAGTAGCCGCGAGCTTACCGGCGGCCGTTATCGCAGCGTTATATTTCTTAAACGCCTCCTCGCGTGCTAGCTCTTTATCGCCCTCGGCCATTTTGCTATCGTTAATGACTTTAAGCTCTGTTATGAGTTGCTTATTAAGAGACTCAAGGGTCGCGTTACTAATTGTCTCGACTCCGGCTAAACGCTGCATATCTGCGTTTTTCTGAAACTTAGCCAGCTCGTCAATTTTTTTAAGAGCCTCGTCGCCGCGGTCCTCCTCGATTAACATAAGAGCCTCAAGGCGTAACTTTGTATCTTTATCGTATGTGGCTTTCAGAGCTGCAGCTAAGCTAATACGAGTAGTGTCAAATACTGCAGCGGCTTTAGTGAGGGCTAGTTTTTGCTTTTCAGCTTTAGCCGCTTTAGCGGCGGCGGCGGCTATCTCTTTAGCGCGTTTAGCGGCAGCCGCCTCGGCTTTTTTACGAGCCGCCTCATTAGGATCTACAAAAGTACCGCCTAAAGCTGAGCTCGGATAACCGCCCATACCCGGAGTGGCCTGCTTACCTAAATCGGAGAGGCCCTTAAAGGCTTTTTTAATAATTCCAGTATTAGGCAAAATATCTAAAATCGTACCCTGATTGCGAGCCAAAAAGTCAATACCGGGTATGCCTTTAATTTTGTTAATTAAAACGGCGATACCAGTAATAGCGTTAGAAATCTCTGTAGAAAACTCGAGCATCGAATCGGCTAGAGGCTGAATAGTCTGACCTTCACCGGCTAGTAACGTAAGACTTTCGATTAAACCTTTGCCGATATTCTCCGATGCTTCTCCAGCAGCATTGGATAAAATACCCATTTTGCCAGCGTAAGTAGTTAAGTATTGTGAGTTGGCTCCGGTGAATTGCTTAGTGAGTTTTTCTTGTATGTCGGCAAAGCTCATTGTCTTAAGCTCGGCCTGAGTCAAACCTAGTGAATATTTACGCAGTCCTCGAGTCTGACCTACGTAGGCCATCGACAAATCGTTTACAACGGTTTCATAATCGACACCGCTACCGGCACTTATGTCT